GTAAAGTTGCAGAGATTAAAGAGTCTTTAGAATCTCAGTATTCAGAAGAATTAAAAACCTCAGTAGAAAAAGTTAAAGGTGACCTATCGGAAGCAGTTGACAAATATCTTACATATTGTGCAGAAGAGTGGACGAAAGAAAACGAACTTGCAATAGAAAGAGGTTTGAGAGCGGAAATGACTGAAAACTTTATCGAAGGAATGAAAACATTGTTCGTAGAACATTATGTTGAAGTACCAGAAGATAAGTACAATGTCATGGACGAACTCGCAAATAGACTCGATGAAATGGAACAAAAACTCGATTCAGAAGTTTCCAAGAATATGGAAGTGACTGAAGAGTTAGATTCATTGAAAAGAGCAAATGTGGTACAGGAAGCGTCTAACGACCTAACTGAATCACAAAAAGAGAAAATGGAATCACTTTCAAAAGGTGTAGACTTTAAAGACGCAGCAGACTTCGAAGAGAAGATTGCAGAAATCAAAGAAGCTTACTTTCCTGCAGAAGGTGACAACATTGCAGAAGAGATGACTGTAAGTAGTGAAGAAGGAACAGGTTCTTTCGAAGATGAGAAATCATTAGACGAAGTTCTTGACCCTACTATTGCAAGATACTCATCTGCTATAAGTAAACTAAAACCATTAGGTTAATTTAAAGGAAAAATGTAAAAATGTTTTTATCAGAAAATTTACAAGAAAAATGGTCTCCTATACTTGAGCACTCAGATTTACCAAAAATCGAAGACAACTATAAGAGAGCTGTAACCGCAGTTATTCTTGAAAACCAAGAAAAAGCTCTTAATGAAGATAGAGCTACTCTTGAAGAAGCTGCACCTTTAAATGCTACTGGCTCTGCTATAAGCAATTGGGACCCAATCCTAATTTCTTTAGTAAGAAGAGCTATGCCAAATCTCGTTGCTTACGACATTTGTGGTGTTCAACCAATGACTGGTCCTACAGGTCTTATCTTTGCTATGAAAGCAAGATATAATGACGATGTAGACGCTACTAGAGATAACAAATCAGAAGCTCTTCATAACGAAGCTCGTTCAGATTATTCATCTCAAGCTCAAACTACATCTACTACTTTAGGTTCAGACCCAATTGGTGACCCATTCGACACTTCATCTCCTTCATACGCATCTACAACAGGTGCAGGTATGTCAACAGCTTCGGCTGAGAGTTTAGGTGACGCAGCAGGGAATCATTTTGCAGAAATGGCTTTCACAATTGAGAAAGCAACTGTGACTGCAAAATCCAGAGCATTAAAAGCTGAGTACACACTCGAATTAGCACAAGACCTCAAAGCAATCCACGGTCTTGATGCAGAATCAGAATTAGCAAACATCTTATCATCTGAGATTCTTGCTGAAATCAACCGTGAAGTTATCAGAAATGTTAACATTCAAGCAAAAACTGGTGCAGCTTCAACAGCTGTTGCTGGTACTTTCAACTTAGATGTTGATGCTAACGGTAGATGGTCAGTTGAGAAATTCAAAGGTTTGATTTTCCAAATCGAAAGAGAAGCTAATGTTATTGCAAAAGAAACTAGAAGAGGAAAAGGTAACTTTATCTTATGTTCTTCAGATGTTGCTTCTGCATTATCAATGGCTGGAGTATTAGATTATACTCCTGCTCTATCAACTTCTTTGAATGTTGATGACACAGGCAATACTTTTGCTGGTGTTCTTAACGGAAAAGTTAAAGTCTATATCGACCCTTATGCAGGTGTTGACTACATGACTGTTGGTTATAGAGGGTCTAACCCTTACGATGCTGGTTTATTCTACTGTCCGTATGTTCCATTACAAATGGTTCGTGCAGTTGGTGAGAATACTTTCCAACCTAAGATTGGTTTCAAAACAAGATACGGAATGGTATCTAATCCTTTTGTTGGTTCAACACCAGCAGACGGACTTGCTTCAGCAGGAACAAACCAATACTACAGAAAGATGGCTGTTTCAAACATTCTATAATCTGTATAATCGATTTATCGATACTAAAAGGGACTCAATTGAGTCCCTTTTTTTTGGCTTTGCAGTGGCACGATGCAGTATCAGAAATCACCGTCAGCAACTTGAACTACAGTAGTTCCTCTCTGCCTCCACATTTCGACAACTTGATTTCTGTCGTCAAAAACAATGTCAATTTTACCACCAACCTCTTCAAATTTATCTGCAAGGTCAGATTTGAATTCATCGTCTCTTCTGAAGTCACCGTCAGGTCTAAGAAAAAGACCTTGATGTCCTTCTCCAATCCACTCTGAAATCTGTTTCTCAGTGATACTTCTTTCTGATTCATTTCTTGCACTGAAGAAGGCAACATTGTCACCTTGTGCAATAAATCTTTTTGCAATGTCACAAACCCATTGAACAGGAGTATCAAATACTGTAGAATTTCTGAATGATTTCCAATCTGCAGGTTTCTGAGATACAAAATGTCTCCTATGTTCTACATCGGCAATCGTTCCGTCTACATCGAAAATTATTGTTTGTTTCTTTATCATGTGTCCATTATATAAAAAAGGTGACCGCTATGGCAACGCCTAAATATAAATAGTTATATAACGGAGAATTAAATGGCAGATTATGAAAGAACAGTGAAAGTTTTAGAAGGACCTTGGTCAACTAAAGCATTTCCACAAGGTGAAGAAACAACCAAAGGTATTATTAGTAGAAAGATAGTCACACTATATGAGAAAGACGGATATCTATGTGAAGAAACCGTCACTAGAGAATATAGAGAAGATGACTACTTTGATACTTCAACAAATAAGAGAGTATTAAAACTTGACTGAAACAACGATAAACAAATCAATTCTAAATAAAAATAACTTTAGATTACTAATAGACAAAATACCAACAGTTGAATACTATGTTCAGTCTGTTAATATTCCAGGTCTACAGTTCAGTTCAGTTGCGATAGGAGCAGGTGTAGGACTAGATGCCTATTTTCCAGGTGATAAAATTGAATTTGGTAAACTAACAGTTAAGTTCCTAGTAGATGAAGATTTAGAAAACTTCAAAGAGGTATATGATTGGATGAATGCAATTGTTCCAATCAAAGACCCAAGTGATTATGCAAATTACACAAAGACAGTAAAAACCGATTCAGGTTTAATTAGTGGTGTGGATGCAGATTTAAATCAGTATTCTGATATCACATTGGTTACAAATACAAACAAGAACATACCAAATAAGTTCTTTAAGTTTTACGATTGTTTCCCTACATCATTAGGTGAGTTGGAATTAGTCTCAGGTGGTGATAGTGAACCTGTGACATGTCAGATAGAATTTCAGTTCACTTACTATGATATAGAATCTACCTCTTAAACCCCCTTATAAATACTAATATATTATGATATAATGGTCGTATATGACTTTAGATGAAATAAAATTGATGTGGAAAAAAGACTGTATTGTCGATGATATAGAACTCGACAAGTCAAGTCTTGATGTTCCTAAACTACATGCAAAGTATTCAGAATTACTTTCTGATACTCTGGTCAAACTCAAACAAAAACAGTTTCAATACAACCTTCTTATCAAAGATAAGTGGTTGTGGTTTAATGGAAAATTAGATAAAGAAACTATTGATAAATACGGTTGGAAAGATGACCCATTTGATGGTATGAAAGTAATGAAAGCAGACATGCATTACTTCTTCAATTCAGATGATGATTTGACCAAACTTAAAGCACAAGAAGAATTATTAAAAATACAAATGGACTTTCTCAAAGAATGTATGCAAAACATTACTTGGAGACACCAAACGATTAAGAACACAATCGATTGGAGAAAGTTTATGGCGGGACAATAATGCAATATCAAAATTATCTTTATGGTTTACCAGGTTATTTTACAGATGAAGAGTGTGATTTACTTATAGATATTGCAAAACAATCTAAGATAGATGAGGGTAGAGTGGGTGATGCAAAACCTGGAGAAGATAAAGGACAGGTTGCAGATGAAATAAGGTCATCTTCAGTTGTATGGTTCCATGAAGGACTGATGCCACAATCAATTGAAGATAAAATTGATGTTGCTATGAACGAAGCATTAAAAGAAACTGGTTGGAATTTTCAGATTTCATACAGACAGGCATATCAATACACAATCTATGACGCACCAGAAACTACAAATAAAGACAAAGGAGATTTCTATACTTGGCACCAAGATTCAAGTCCATTGGTAGACGACAAAGGAATGAAGAGAAAATTAAGTTTCACATTACAGTTATCTCATCCAGATGATTATGAGGGTGGATACTTTCAATGGTTGGAACCTGATAGAGCATTCGACCAAATGAAAGATTCTACTGTTATCGATTTAGAAAATTCAATAAGAA